CTACAGCTGACTCAAGATATCCGGACCAAACCGTAATGCATCCTGTAGATGATCAGGCGACAGATGTGCGTATCGCATGGTCATCGTCAGCGTCGAATGCCCAAGGATTTTTTGGAGCGTGAGGATGTTCCCGCCATTCATCATGAAGTGGCTGGCGAAGGTATGCCGGAGAGCGTGACTGGCCTGCCCTTGCGGCAGCTGAATCGTAGTTCGTTCCAGGGCGCGGCGGAAGGATGTGATGCAGGAGGTGAACGGACCATGCATCCGCCAGTGCGCCCTGACCCGGTCAGCCAGATCTAGTGGAATCGGTACATGACGCACCTTCCCTGACTTGGTTCCGGCATAGGTCACGACGTTGCCCTGGAGCCGCTGCACAGGGAGCTTTTCAGCCTCGGACCATCGGGCACCGGTAGCCAGACAGAGCAGCGTCACCAGCTCCGTATGCGGGTTGTCGCAGCCGTTGCGGATGGAGTCGAGAAGCTCGCCGATCTGCTCGGTTGTCAGCCACGACAGCTCCCGCTCTTGCAGCTTGAGCAGCTTCACCCCGGCCAACGGGTTGTCGTAATCGATTTGCTTTAAGTCCTTCAGCTCATTGAACACCGCGCGGACGTAGCCCAGTTCGTTGTTCAGGGTCTTCCCAGATATCCCCTCCTCCAGCCGCTTCCGACGCAAGCTCGCATACGAAGACGCATCCAGGGCCGTTGCTACCGGGTCCCCCAAGCGAGCAGCCAATTGCAGCAACTTAGAAAGCCGCCGGGGTGCATCACGCAGTGAGTGGCCGTGCAGGTCGTACCAGAGTTTCACCAGTTCGGAGAGCCTACGGCGATCCTTGGGCTTGATGCTCCAGACAGGATTCTCGATGCACTTCTGCCGCACAGTGGCTTCGAAACGCTGGGCTTCGCCCTTGGTCTTGAAACGCTTCCTGAAGCGCTTACCCTTGATCGGTTCAACGTCGGCCAACCAACGGCCATCGGGGAGCTTGGTGATCGACATTAGACGGCATACCCCCGCCGCAGATACCGATCACACATCAGCTTGTGGATATGCCTTTCCAGATCGCGACGAGTCCAACCCTTGGCCAGGTAGTGGTCTTCGATGACGTGCCAGAACTCCAATTTGCGGGCGGACTCAATTGCCTTTTTTGCAGGGATGCGCTCCCGCGCAATCAGGCTGATGAACTGGCCGAGGAACATCTCGCAGTTGCGCCCGCTGAAACCCTTGGCGGTCTTGTAGTAGCGCCGATACTCGGTGCGCTCGATCAGCGGATCGCACTCGACCTGGACGCGGGCGTCCTGGCTGATCAGGCTCCAGAACGGATCGTAGACCGCTGTCCGGCTCAGCAGCTTGAAGCTTTCGCAGGCGTAGTTCCACAGTCCTTGCAGATGCGGGCAGAGGCCCTCATAGGTGCGGCAGCCAATGACCTCCCCCGAGGCCATACGCGAGCCTTCGGAGAACTGCTGGACGATGGAGTGGTGGAAACGGAATTCGAGCCGCCAGACCGTTTCCAGGGGGTTATAGGCCGGGTCTCCATCGCCGAACGGATCCCCGTTCAGGGTTGCCCACACGCTTTCCCAATAGTCGAGCTTGTCGGTGGCCCGAGCCTGGAGGGTCTTGTTATAGATCGACAGTTGCAGACCGTTGGCCGAGCCGAACATGTACGTCTCGCCACGCCCGTAGACCGAGGCGTTACCGTCGAACTCGATCCGCTCGATCCCGCTGATTTGCCGCACCCGACGCGAACGGCAATGCATGCGGTCCACCAGATCACGAGGCGGTTTCCAGCCCTGCACATCCAGCGCGATATGCACAGCGGCTTGGTTGGTTTCGCAGTGGCTCAGCACGGCAGCAGCCAAGTCATCCAGCACGCCCTGGAGGATGCGCGGATCGGCGCCATCAAGGGCGTGAGGCGATACCTCGATCTTGAGGTGCGAGCCGAGGGTATCGACCTTGATGTTGTGATTCTTGATCAGCAGGATCAGCCCCAGTTCTGCGTTCTGCAGACGGTACTGATAGCCGGAGTCGCGACCGATGCGGCCCTTGGACCATTCGTAGCCGGCGAACTCGACCACATCCACCGAGAGGTCAAACAGCGCCATCACTTCCGGGCGCAACTTGCCGTTGTACAACTGCCGCACCGTGTCCACGCCGCACCGCAGAATGCGCACGCCTGACAGGTCGGTGAATTGAGCCGTGGTGTCGTCGAAGAACAACCGCCCTTTCGGGCTTTCCAAGACCTGACCGTCCGACTCGATACTGACGCGAATTTGATGGCTGATTTTCTTCATCTTTAACGATCCAAATTGGTACGAATTGAAACCGCAATAGGTGGCTTATCTGACGTGTTACAGGGGCGTCGGCCGCGCCTTCGGCCTATCGCTCATGCCTTGCGCTCCCGGCCGGCGGCGCGGCCCGCCCCTCATGGCGGCACCCCTACCGCCGCTAGCGCCGTCATCACCGTCCACCAGTGATGCAGCGCCCAGCCCATAGCCACCGGAACGAGGAATTCCCAATCGATCATTTCTGCCTCCAGGGCCGCGAGGCGTATTCGGAATCGGGGACGATGGTCAGCGGCACCTTGTCAGGTTCGCGGGCGCCCGCTGCCGATGGCGGCAGGTTGAGCAACGGCGGCACGCCAGCGACCGCCACCGGCCGGACCGAGGAGCCGGCACAGGTGACGGTCCCCTCCCATTCCCCGTAGAGCAGTTCGGCCACGCACTCGCCGCGTGGCTTGATCGCGTAGCCGGATCCCACGAGTTGCCAACTGGTGAGTTCCAAGTGCCGGCCGGCAGGGTCATCCAGGGCGAACATGTAGATATCGCCCTTCGACGGCATGTAGGCGTGGGCGAGGATCGAAATCCGCCGATCGGCGAAGGGATGGGCGTTCAGATCAACAGGCGCAGCAGCAGGCCCATCAGGTACAAGCCCAGGAGGAAGAAAGCTATTCGCAGCAGGACGCGCTGGAGCAGCCACAGCAGCAGGCGCAGTAGCGGTCGGAAGAGGCTTAGGAGTAGGCGCGGAAGCCGCCGGATCAGGCTTAGCACCAATAACCCGCATTGGCCCCATATAGCTAACAAAGCCAATAGTGCCGGCCAGCAATGCCAGTAGAAGAACCAGCTTAGGCGACCGGAAGAGGCTCTTGCCCGCCTTGGTGTCTTGGGTCTTTCCGGTGGCCGTGGACTGGTAGAGGGCGAAGGTCTGCTTTCGGATCCGCTTGTATTCGATGATGGTGCCATCGGCGGGCGGACGGTTGAGTTGGGCGTCATGCTGGGCCTCCTTGTAGCGGCCTGGAATGCCGATCACCGCGAGGTTGGAATGCTTGTAGGCCATCTCGCAGGTCATGCGGATATCGTCGCGGATGTAGGAGATGTTCGGCGTGGTGAGGACGATGTCCCAGTTGAAATGCCGGTGCCGGGTCCAGGCGTCGAGCCAGCCCATGGGGCGGTCGGCCGCGTGGGCCGCTTCCGGTCCGCCGGGATAGTCGAAGCGCTCGAGGTCTTTTTCCCGCCAGGACTTGGGAAACAGCAGTTGGGTTTCGTCGAAGATCAGGAAGGCCCCGCGGGGCGCCCACTGAAACCACGTGCGCATCTTTTCGAGGTCTTCCAGCGACTCCAGATCGAGGTTGATGATTTCCGCCGTGTTGGGCAGGTCCGGGAAGACCTGATAGGCCCGCTCCAGTGTGAAGCCGCGCACGTTGGTGATGATCACCCGCCCGTCTTTCAGCGCGGGCACGGCGTCATCTTGGATCGCGCCTGAGGTCTTGTAGGAGCCATTGGGGCCGTGATGGATCTTGATCGACACGGATCACCTCCCAATGAACGGCACGAAGCGCATGCAGAAGCGCGTCGCCGCCGCGACCATGATGATGTTCAGCGCCTGCGGCACGCCGAAGAAGGCCAGCCCCGCCGCAATCGGACCCGGCAGCGCGGCGTACATGCTGCGGATCATCTGCGGCACGCCGAGGCTGTCGATCAGTTCGCGGGCGGCGGTGTAGCTGACATCGATCAGCAGGATCAGGGTCTGGAGCGCGGCGTACATCGACGCCTTGGTGGCGACCACCAGTCCGTCGCGCACGAAGTCATAAATGCCTTGGGCGAAGAAATCCCAGATCCACTGGAAGAAGGCGATGATCTGATCGAGAAAACCGGAGAGCCATTCCATAGGATCAGTCCCTCAGCAGTATGAAAGCGGCGATCAGCGCGGCCATCAGCAGCAGCGCCACACGCAGGTTGGAGAGCTGGTCGGCGTAGTCGGCGACGCAGAGGGAGTAGGATCGGCCCCAAATGGTCACGGACTCGCAGGGAAGCTGGCCGCCGCCTTCCGCCAGATTGAGGTCGAACGCGCCCTTCATCTGATCGACGTTGGCCCGGACCTTGTCCTTGAGTTCTTTCTTGGCCTGCTCGACCTTCAGTTCCCAGGTGGCGATGGCGTCATCCCAGGTGCCGGGCTTGGGTTCCTTGAGTTCGCCGCCGGGGCCGGCAGGTCCGGGGGAGCAATCCTGTTTCGCCGGGTCGCAGTTGCCGCCATCGCCGCCTCCGGTTCCGCCGCCGCTGCCGTCGCCTCCCCCGCTTCCATCGCCGCCGCCCTCCCCATTGCCGCCGCTCCCATCGGAGCCACCGGTACCGCCGTCGCCACCCCCGTTGTCATTGCCGCCGCCGTTGTCGCCCCCGCCATCGCCGCCACCGGTGTTACCGCCATCACCACCATCACCGCCATCGCCCCCCGGCTCAGTCGGATCCGTGGGCGTCTTCACGCAAGTCGTCCCGGACCAGCTATAGCCGGGAGGACAGCCAGGGTCATTCGGGTCGGACGGCGGTTCGTCGGGATTGGTCGGCGGGGTGTCGTTCAACGAGGGACCGGTCATGCCGGGGTTCCCGGAGTCAGCGGCGCAGGCACTACCGTCCGTCATCAACACGTAGTTGCAGAAGCCTTGGTTGTCGCTGCCGGGATAGCGATAGCAACTGGTGGTCTTCGAGGTGGTCGGCAGGTACTGGCAACCATTCTTGCAGCCAGTGGGCGGCGAGCTATTCACGAAGTTTCTGCCGCCCGACACGAAGATGTTCGAGGGCGGTGAACTGAACAGATCCGTCAGCCCTTTGATGCAGTTGTTTTCCGGCGGCGTTTCACACACTCCCGTTTGCGCGTTATACGTGGAGCCCTCAGCACAACCGGTGCCCTTGCGCATGACGGAAATAGTGAAATTCGGCTCAATACGATTCCCGTTGAAATAACGAAACACCGTGCACACATAGTTGGTCGAGCCCCTCATCTCCCGCGAATTGATCACCATTTCAACCGTGGGATATTGAGCCTTATACATTCCCAGCCCGACCTCACAAGCCGCACTAGGACTGGTAAACCGGTCAGGAGCAGTCGGGCCGTTTAATTGCCAGTAATAAGGCTCCGCGTAGGCACTCCAGCTACACAACACCAGCAACACGGCGCAGACCTGACGCACCAGGGCGAACCAACGCGCACGCTTTTCAATCCTCATGACACTTCCCTCAAGCAACAAAAAGCCCCCTGCCGGAAACTCCGGAGGGGGCTTCCGCCTCGGTCTGTTCGGTTAGAAGAATTCGCCGGTCCGGTACCCGGTGATGAAGGCGCCGGCGAAGAACGCCCCCAACCACACCGACCAGAGCACCCGTTACGCCTTGCGCAACATGCTGTAGACCAGGCCGGCGACGGCCAGAATCACCAGGGCGCCGACGATATAGCCGCCGATGCTGGACATATCGCCCTTGCCCTCGGTGATCGCGGCCTCGACCGCGCTGGTGTCGATCACCCCGGCGAAGGCCGGCAGCGAAGTCGCGGCAGTGAAGGAACCGGCGATGCACAGGTTGCGGAACGAGGCGACCGGGCTGAACTTGGCGATGCGTTGCTTCATTGCTTTCATGGTGTTTCCTCTCTACTTGGCTTTACGAAGAAGTGACGCGACCCAGCCAATCAAAAGCCCCGTCACGAACGATCCCAGGACGCCAGCGGCACCGATGCCGAAGGCTTCCGGGGAGAAACCACCGTTGACCAGGATGTCCACGTATCCAGCGGCCTCGGGCGGAATCAGGTAGGCCTGTTGCCATGCGAGTTCGCGACACGCCATGAAGCCCTCGGGGGTCGAGGTCCACGCGGTACACACCTGCACAGCGACAACGCCTGACATAGCGATCAGTCCTCAAACAGCCAGGGAGGCCGCTAGGCCGTCGATCCAGCCCCAGGCGTAGCCGGTGGCCAGACCTACCGCGAACAGCGAGAGATAGCGGAGCATCGCGGCCTCCTACGGCTTACGCCTTGGCGTCCGGGGACTTGTCTTGTTTGTCCTGGCCCTGGGGCTGCGGGGCCGGGCGCGGGGCTTGGGCCTGTGCTTGCGGGCGGGCCGGGGCTTGGGCGGTCGGCGCGGTCGGCTTGCCACTTACGGCCAGCAGATCCACGAGGACCTGGGTATTGGTGATCCGGCCGAAACGGTCTTGGGTCGGGCGGACCACGCTGGCGAACTTGCAGAGCACCGGCTGACCTTCGAAGACGATGGCGTCCAGCAGGGTCGGCTCGATGTTGTATTCGCTGATCTCGAAGCCCTTGGCGTTGCCACGGGCGCCTTCCGGGATCGGGGCGATGGATTGGACCGAGGCGTAGATTTCCCCGGTCTTGGTCGAGGTATAGGTGTCGGTCTTGGTGACCCACAGTTCGACGACGCCGCCTTGGGTTGCAAACATGTTCATCGGTGTTTCTCCTTCAATTCGCCTTTTTCGGCGTGAGTTAGCCCGCTGCTGCAATTCGGCTCATGTGCCGGTGATTCAGCGGAAGTGGTTGCTTAGGAAAAGAAGAGCCTTTTTTACCGAGTTTCAGCGAGTTCTAGTGGAGCTATATCAACACAGATAAAGCGCCTAAAATCGTTTCTGAGGAAATATCAAGCTACTGAACTTATTGAGCAACAAAGTGCAGTAACGAGCATTTCGATTTTCGCCGAAATGAATAACTTTCAAGTCTGTTAACACCAAGGGCTCTGCCCTTGTCATCCCGCTCTTGCCGCCGAGGGCTCGGGAGCGCGGGGCGGAGAAGCTGCCCCACACTCCCCAGCGGAGGCTGTTTCAGGGGGGAGGCGTTCAAGGGTGCGCTGCGCCCGTGCTTCCGTTCGCCGGAACGGTGAGGCTGTTCCGACGAGCCGGGAGCGCGGCCCTTGACCGGATCGGCCACGGTGCGGGCGGCTTGGATCAGGCAGAGCAGGAGTAGCGCTTTCAGGGGCTTAGCGAGCATGAGTCAGCCCTCCAGTTGGAATGCTTCGCGCACGGGCACGAAGGGCGTGGGTTTCCCGCTGTCGTACACAACGTGCCAGTACTTCGGCGGACGCCGGGACGGGTCGTGTTTCGCGCAGAAGGAACGGGGACGGCAGAGCCAGCGGCCATCTTCCAGATAGGGCAGCCCAGGGGGCCGGCAGTCCGGACACGGCGACGGGCTGTGCAATGGGATGGCCTGCCTTGCGGACCAGCACACAGAGCAGGCGCAGTCCGGGGCGTGGGTTTGGCGTAGGTAGTAGGGGCTGGCGGCCATGGCTCATTTCTGCCCCCTACGACCACAGCGATAGTCTTCAATCGCCCGACGAAGCCAAGCGTTCTCGATCTGGTCGATATCGACAGTCAGGCCGCCCCAGGTCACGACCCTACCGGAAACGCTGCCGACGATGCCCGCGAAGCAGAATTGAAAGGCGTCCATCACTCCTCCTTTCATGCTGTCCACTCCTGTTCCAACAGCCAGTTGCGCAGCAGCGCGCTATTCACCATGCGCAGCTTCCCCAGCTTCACCGACGGCAGCACACCCCGGTAAACCCAGGCGCGGGCGGTGCCATAGCTAATGCCGTTGCGCTCCGCCCACCGTTCGATGGACTCCACATCCTGTTGCGGCCCTATCAGGGCGCCGGGGTTAAGCTCTTCCAGTTCCATGCTCATTCCGTCACTATTCGTGGCATTAGCCATACGCAGCTAGAGAAATAATTACCCTGGAGTAATTATTTCTCCAAAGCCACGCCAGGGCAACTATTCCCCCGGAATAAATTTCTATATGAGCACTTCAGCTGATAGAGCAAGACTATTAATAAAGAAAATCGGCCCCAAAAAGGTCAGCCTTCACGGGGGCGATTACGAGAGATGGAAAAGCGTCAGCAAAGGCGCCATTCGCGTGAGCACGGAAGAAATCGACGTCTTAGTAAAAATTTTCCCTAACTACGCGTTGTGGATTGCAAGCGGTTCCATTGCCCCAGAAGTCGGCCAAACTAGCCCCGACTATGACGAAGCCAATCGAAACTTGCCCAATCAAAACGCGGGATAGCGATCACTAGAAAAGTAGCACTGCGATGGTATGCCCTACGGACGGAAGGCAAGAATGAAAGCTGACAAGGACGATGCACCGGAGTACTTAAGAAGAAAGCGGAGCCAGAGCTTTGGTAAATGGTCGCTCGCAATCGCTTTAGGGCTAGGACTTTCAGGGTTGGCCTTACACATGGTAGGAAATAAACTCTCTTTCCTTCCAAAACCACAACCCAGCCAACCCTCTAGACTTGAGAAACCTGCTCACACCCTTAACGATAACACTCCCCAAAACCAGCCCCAAAAGACATCAGAAGAACTTTTTTGGGAGAGTGTTAATGCACGCAATCATCAACAGAGCCAGCCTAAGCAAACTGTTTATAACGATAGTAATTACAGGCCGCAAAAACCGGCCAACACCTACACACCGCCAGCACCCCATCGAGTAGTATCTGCGCCCCAACAAACACAGCAACGCCAAACCAATCGAGCAAACCGCGAACGAACCTCTAAGTGGATCAAAAGCTGGAATGGCGGTACAAACTACCTAGCAGAATGGCTATCCGTAAACAATCACATAGATGGCTCCAGTGTCTGCGCCAATCACCGACGCGGATCAATCGATTACCGCGAATGTCGTAAAGCTGCCAAGCAGTATTTCCATGAGCAGTGCAGAATCTGGCGTGCACGTTATGACAATGATCGCAAGGTAAGCAGTGATCGAATGAAGACACGTTACTGCACTGCGGCGAGCAGTTTCAACCCAATGGGATAATTTAACTATAATCAAGACAACTTATTTTTTAGAAAACCAAGACGAAACCAATATTATGGATCTACTAGACGAGGAACAGTCCACTTCTGGTCAGTTTCTACCGGACATGACCGGCAAAAATCGGCCAAGAGCGGTCAGTCACAATGGACAGAGTCGACCCAGAGCCGACGCTCGGCAGAATCAATATCGTGGCCTGTCATCGACTGTTCTTACTTACCGTACCGCATAGCACTGTCTTGCGCCGAAGTGGACTTTCGGCGACTATCTCACAATATCATTAGCCGCATGGACGAACCGATGAAAGTCTCCGAAGTCTTCACCCCCGGCAAATTCCCTGAGTTCACCTACATCGAGGACCATTTAGTCAAGCATGCCCAGATGTTGCACGACAGTCTCGACGCCTCAATGACCGTCACCCTCTCTGGACCTTCGAAGTCTGGTAAAACGGTCTTCATTGAGAAGAACATCGGTAAGGACCGGCTAGTGCCGGTCTCTGGTGCGGGGGTTAACTCTCCTAACGAGCTATGGGGCCGGGTTTTCGCACTAGTGGGGACCCCTTTGCCCGCCAAGGTCACCGAGACTTCAGGTTTTCAAGGAAGTGCCGGTGGGAAAGTAGCCGGTGGGATTCCGGGGGTCTTCCGAGCAGAGGCCAATACTGGTGGCAATTGGATCAGCAGCACCGCAACGCAAGCAGATGCTGCGATTGACTACCTATCGCTTTTGATCAAGGAACTGGCCGGCACCGGCTTGGTGGTTTTCATAGATGACTTTCACTATGTGAAGCCCGAGGCCCGAGAAGAGATTTCGAACCAGATAAAAGACGCTGCCGCCAAGGGGGTCCTCTTCGTTCTAGCAGCGGTCCCATATCACGCAGACGACGCAGTCAAGGCAAACGCCGATCTTCGCGGTCGAGCCATCAAGCTGGACTTCAATTACTGGAAAAAACCCGAGCTGCTCAAAATCGCAACGATTGGATTCGAAGCACTGAACATCTCAATGCCCCTAGGCTTCATTGAAGTACTAGCCGAAGAGGCGGCCGGCTCCCCCCAACTGATGCAGGCACTCTGTCTGAACAGTTGCTTTGAGATGGGCATTCGCGAGCGGGCAGCCGAAACTGCCACGCCTACTACTGACTCATCCTTGATTAATCAGGTTTGCACTCGAACCGCGCAGACGACCGATTACACTTCGACTGTCAATTTAATGAAGGATGGACCCAAGACCCGCGGGACAGAACGCAACTCCTATTTGCTGAAGACAGAAGAGGTCTGCGATGTCTACCCCTTGATCGTGAAAGCCATCGCAGTGTCACCACCGGAACTCACCATCCGTTATGCCAACCTTCAACAGAGGATCACAAATCTATGTGCCAAAGACACACCCAGCGGGTCAAGCGTGACGGGGGCTTGCGGACATATGTGTTCAATCGCCAATGCGTCAGAGGGACGAAATATCTTAGAGTGGGACGCCACCCACGACGTCCTTGACATTCTTGATCCGTACCTTCTGTTCTTCATTCGCTGGGGCGACATCTAAGAAGCTAGCCGGAGTTGATCGAGCCGAGTTGTGAAACTCTGGCTCATCAGCTCTATCCCAGTCAGGAAGAGCAGGCACTCCACCTGGACGAATTCCTAAGTCCGCTGCCGGTACGCTGGACTGTTTAGATGGTAACTCAGGGCCGTCAATCTTCTCCTCGTTCCTCATTCAAATTGTAGTTCCAGTGTGCTGGGGTGGAATCACCAGCCTGGCTGCCTTTTGAGCGCAAGGCAGAAGAAATGTGTACTTGCCACCATAACCTATAGCGACGGACCGCTCTTGGCCTTTAGCACACATCAGACACCTGTCGAAAATTTGTCGAAATCAATGGCACGAAGAGCTACGGAGTGAAACATCTAAACAGCGAGAACAGTGGCATTGGAACGTATCGGAATGCTTCAAACCCCTGTTTTAGAGGGTTCAAATCCCCCCGGCTCCACCAAATAACCATCTAAAGACGTCCTCGGACGTCTTTTTTGTGCCTGAAACCCAGGAAATACGGGGACTTCAGCATCATCACGATCCGATAGCGTCCAGCAGGATCCACGAAATCCGGTATTCCAAGTGGTATTCCAAGCCATCCACTGGTAATTTTTGGAATACCGAAACTGTTCCTGGAATACCCCATGTGCGCCCAAGCCACCCGCCTCTCGGACCTCAAGGTCAAAGCCGCCAAACCTCAAGAGAAGGACTACGTCCTGAGCGATGGTGACGGCCTTCAAATGCGAGTGAGAAGCAATGGCTCAAAGCTCTGGAACTTCAACTACCGGCACCCGGTGACGAAGAACCGGATCAACATGGGCCTTGGGACCTTCCCCGAAGTTTCATTGGCGCAAGCACGCAAGCGCACCGTAGAGGCACGTGAACTCCTCGCCCACGGTATCGACCCCAAAGAGAAACGGGATGCCGTACAGCAGGCCAAGAAGGCGGCGACCGAACACACCTTCGAGAACGTGGCGACGGCCTGGTATGAGCTGAAAAAGGATGCGGTGACCCAGGCCTACGCCGAGGACATCTGGCGCTCCCTCACTCTGCACATCTTCCCGGACTTGGGCACCACGCCAATCTCCGCCATCAATGCCCCTCAGGTCATCATGTAGTGGTCAACCCATCCCGGACAGTGGGTTGAGTTTTTCTTCGGCCACCGCAGGTGGTAACCCGTCGTTGAATTGATGCGGCCTGATCCAGTTGTAGCGATGCATCAGGTAATGACTGATGTCCCGTTGGGCCTCCTGCGCCGTCAGGTAACCCGTTGACGGGACCCACTCCGACTTCAGACTGCGGAACAGGCGCTCCATCGGCGAGTTATCCCAGCAATTCCCTCGGCGACTCATGCTCTGCTGCATCCGATAGCGCCAGAGCCGTTGCCGAAACAGGCGGCTGGCGTACTGGCTGCCCTGGTCTGAATGGAACAGCACCTGCTGTGGCTTGCCGCGCTGTTCGTAGGCCATGTCCAGGGCCTTGATCACCAGTTCGGCATCCGGCTTGGCCGAGAACGCCCAGCCGATCACCCGCCGGGTATGCAGATCCAGCACCGCGGCCAGGTAGTGCCAACAGCCTTGCGCCCAGACGTAGGTGATGTCGCCACACCACACCTGATTGGGATGCTCGGTCGCGAATTCGCGGTTCAGCCGATTCGGGATATCCGGCCGCTCAACCGTGGCCTGTTTGTAGGCGTGCGAGCCCGGTTGCTTGCTAACCAGGCCCAGCTCACGCATCAACCGACGCACTCGGAAACGGCCGATGGTCACGCCCTCTTCGCGCAGCATGCCCAGAATGCTGCGGCTGCCGGCCGAGCCCCGACTCTGGCTGAACAACTGGTTGACTTGGCTGCGTAGCGCCACGCGGCGAGCATCGACACGCCGCCGTCGAAGACGGTGGACGTAGTAGCAAGACCGCGCCACATCGAAAGCTGAACAGACCAC